TTAAGAAGTTAAAAAAATAGTGTCCATAATCGCATTATCAGCTTCAGACATCTTCTTCGTGACATGAATATAAATATCATGAGTGACCTTACTATGATTATGGCCAAGACGTCGCGCGATTTGATCGTCGGTCATTCCAGCCTCGGCAAGAAGCGAAGCGTGAGTATGCCGAAGCTTGTGTGGAGAGATACGTTGATTTAATTCATGTTCGGAAGCTTCACGCAAAAATTTACAGTATGCATCATAAGATGTATAAGAGCCGGTATGAATGCAAGGGATAAAAAGATTACTTTTAAATCCGTTTGCAAGCAGCGTCTGTTTACGCCAAAGTCTGCATTTTTTTATTAATAAAGCAAGCTCCGGCTGGATGTGAATATCACGAACGGATTTATCCGTCTTCGGAACGGTAACAACGTCGTTTCGATAATCGTAAGTTGCAATGACATGAATAACGCTATTTTTTATATCGACAGATTCATCTTTTAATGCAATGAGTTCACCACAACGCATACCGGTTAGCAAAAGCATGCTTGAAAAATAATACCAGTGCCACAGACCGCGGCTGCTCATATATTCAAGCAGAATATTGATTTCATCTTTTTCAAGATATTTACGACTTTCACAGACAGATTTTTCCTGCTCTGAATTTTGAAATAATTCAAGCTTGGAAAGAAGACTGTAATTATCATGATAATCATTCTTGTATCCCCAATTCAACATAGCACGAAAACGAGTTATATAAGAATTTAGAGTTACAATAGATTTGCCAGAGTTTAAAAGCTGTTCGTTAAAATATTGAGAAGTGATATTATCAACGATAGTATCAGCTCCAAGCAGATTTATAACGAGTTTGATCACATGCTCGTTTCTGACTGCTGTAGATAGCTTACAAGTGATTTTTTGACTTGCAGAATAAGCATCTAAAAGATCGGAAAGAGTAGCTTTAGTTTGATTCGTCTTGCTAAAAATAGCATTGATTTTTGCATCTAAAATTCGCTGTGCTTTTTTCTTGTTCTGATTTGATGCGCTAGGCATTGATACAGATACTTTTTTAACCTTTTCAGTTAAAGGATCAACGTACCTTTCGCAATAAACGGCAGAGCCGTTATTCCGAATTTCACACCACATAATAATCAACTCCTATCTAAAGATAGGCATAAAAATAAGCCTACCAAAAATAGAAGGCTTATGATATAATGAACTCGCCAAAGTTGTTATAGATAAGCCTTCGGGTTTATATGTAACCTTTCCCCTGAGTGCTTCCAACACTTGGGGGAATTTTTTATGAAGTTGCACCGGTGCAACTTTTTATTAAAACAGCCAGATGCATGTATCTAATTATTAGATGCCTGTTTGAGTAGAGCGTCTGTAAGAACTTTAGAAAAATTGACATTGTTCTTTTCACCATAAGTATTAAGCCATGCCGGAATAGTAATATTCTTACGCACAGACTTGCTGCCATATCGTTCTGAATAATCATCCATATCTAATACAAGATAATTAGAAAAGGATCCTTCAGGAACAATGACATGGTCACTTGGTTTTGGATAATCATTGCCTTCTTCTAGTTCTGTTAGAATCCAACCAGATGCTGCATCCTGTCCCATTTCAATAGCTTCTGCTAATGTGTCTCCTTCCGTGACACATCCAGGCAGGTCTGGTACTTCAACTGTAAATCCGTCCCCTTTTTCAAAAGGAGTAAAGATAGCTTCATAAACTAATTTCATTGGAAAATCCCCTTTCATGTTTAACCGACAGGGCTATTTGAGCCCTGCCTGTTTTAATATTGAATTTGCTGTACCTTTACTTACATCGCCCTTATGTATTGGAACTGTAACCTTGCCGGGTTTGTCAGGGTGTTTATACTGCCTGTGTGAGCCAACCTGCTTGACTGCGATCCAACCATCTAGGAGAAGAAGTTTTTCAAGTTCTCTGACTGTCATTTCTTACCTCCTTATGATTATATTATACACATAGTACGCATAAAAGTCAAGAAGAAAATACACATAATACGCATAAAATTATAATAATAGATTGTTGATTATTTGTACATAATAGCCTGCAGGAGGTGCGAGATGAAAGTATTGACCTGGCAGGCAAGATCAAACAAGAGCATAACGCTTATCAAGCTTGCGGAGCTGACCGGCATCAGTAAGAGTGCGCTTAATAACATCGAAAACGAAAAAGTGTCGCCAACTCTTGATGAACTGGAAGCTATAGCAAAAGCGTTAGATGTAAGGATAACAGATCTTTTCGATAGTGAATATAAGTAAATTTCCACAATTATGGAAATTTTGTAAAAGTACCACAATGACAATCCCTATCGGCGTATAATGTCGAATGAAGGAGGGATTGAAATGGACTACCGAAAAGAGATTATCGCCTTGATAGAAGATGTACAGTCAGAAAAACATCTGAAGTACATATATGATCTTATCAAGGTACTATTAGATGAAGCCATCTAATGAAGAACCGGGCAGGGTAAAACCTGTTCGGTTTATTTTTTTTTGTTGGAAAATATATCTATTGCCTTTTCCAAGCTGTTCCATTCGCCTGGAGAAAGATCTGCAAGCTTATTTATCAAATGATGCTTGAAAGAGTCGTCAGGCTCGGATGCAAGCAAATTTTCAAGTCTTACAATGGCAGTATAACGGTCTGATTTAAATATTTTACCAGTTCCATTACAGAGCCATTCTTCGTTTATATTAAATTCCCGGCATATAAGCGCAATGACTGAATCAGATGGATTGTTCCTTCCAATTTCATAATTGGCAATAGCTCCTCTTTTTATTTTAAGTCTGTCAGAAAAATTCTGTTGCGTTAGACCTAATATATGGCGTAATTGTTGTATCCTATCAGCAAATGAAGAAGTTTGTGTATCTGAAATAAATATCTCACCGGTTCCAAAACGTAGCCATTCTTTATTAACATCGTATGTTTTGCAAATTAATGAAATAACAGATTGACTAGGATTGTTTTTCCCAACTTCATATGCAGCAATATTGCCACGAGATATACCAAGACTATTAGCAAAGTCTTGCTGACTTATATCTAAAATATGACGCAAGTATTTTAATCGCACAGAAATTTCATATGTTTCGATAAATTCGTTTTTGGCAAATATATTGCCAGTACCATAACGCAACCAATTTTCATTTACGTTGTATTCTTTGCAAATAAATGAGATGGCTACACTTGGAGGATCATTTCTGCCTGATTCCCATTGTGCAACTGTATTACCTTTTACGGATATGCGTGATCCAAAACTGTCTTGTGTTAAATTTAAGATTCTCCTGAGCTGTTTGATTCTATCTTTCATATTTTGCTCCTATGCATTAATCATTGAACTCATCATTAACACCAGCAAGTTCTTTGGCTTTCTGCTCGAGAAATTCCCACTCTGTTACCGATAAATTTGCCAACATTGAAATGAATCTATTTTTGAATGAGTCACTTTCTTCACTTAATAACTCTTTAGTAAGCCTTGCAATATCAGCATTTCGATTCGATTGCAAAAACATCTCACCAGTTCCGTTACGAAGCCATTCTTCATTTACATTAAATTCTCGACATATCGAAAAAATAATAGCATCACTTGGAACAGTACGTCCAATTTCATACTGCGCAATAGTATTCTGTTTCATGCCAATTTTATCTGCAAACTTTTGCTGTGTTAAATCTAATGCCTTTCTTAACTTCTTTAAACGCTCATGCATATGGTGTCACCTCACTTCCTTGAATTGAGGATACATCGTATTAGATTAAATGTCAATAAAAAATATCTCATAAACAATAAAATATCTCAAACGCAATAAAAAGTAGTTGACAATATGGTGTATGAGATGTATGGTTATCTCACAGACAATAAAAATACCAACATAGAAAGGAGAACGACAATGAATTTGCAGTTAACGAGAAGCAAATCAGTAAAAGATACAAATATTGTAATCATCTTAAGCGGGAATGATGCGAATGAGATAGAGCAGATAGAAAAAGAGATCACGCTCGCGACGCGAAAGATGCGACGCAAGCATGATATTGGTTACGCAATAGTAAAGACGGAAAGAAAGACAAATAGACTATTGGAAATTTGCAAATATCTTTTCGATCTTGGCTAATATGTTCCGGTACTTTGCGGACGCTGATTTTATATAAGAAATAGTATCACGATCTAAGCCGGGTTTGGATAATTCTTCATTGCCGAACTGTATAGCATTAAGAAGCCCGCCTTTTATGATATCTAATTCTGAAAGTGAAAACGTACATACGGCTGATCTGGAATTGACCTTTAAAGGGGAATTAAAAAAATCATCTGAATGAGAATCTACACCGCTATAGTCGATTGATGCGAAATCATCGAGAGGAACACTTAAAGAAAGAGATTCGGAATCTTCTGAATCTGAATCATCGGCGGGTATTAGATTAATTTCACAACAAGCGTAACCGTCGTCAAGAATATCGGAAATGCTTTGTAATAACTCAAATGCGCTATATAAAGCCATGTTGTAGCCTCCTTTCTTTTGTATTTGAAAAGCAAATAAAATTATAACACGCAAAAGGAAGGAGAACAAGACACGACAGCAAAGAGAAAGGAGTGAGTGGGTGAAATCAAAGCTACTTGATAAAAAGAGAGAAAAGAGTTACATAGCAAGACGGTTATCAAAGATAGCACCTTACGACGAAGGATACACAGAAAAGACACTGAAAAGAATGTCATTAAAACAGTTGAAAGTGCTTGAAAAGATCATAGATAACTTGACTGCACAGAACACATCAAAAAAAGAATGCAGAAGCTGCCGAAAATTCAACATAGGATTGATGATGTATGAAGGCTTCCGGTGGAAATTTCAGGAAGAAGAATTGACACCGTGGCAGATGGATTTTGACAAGGATACACAGACGATCCTTGTACCGGAAGAAATGATTATGTATTTTATAACATTATCAAATCCGGGACAGCCGCAGCACAGGGTAAAGCTGATTAGCAGATATCCCAGACAGTAAGCTATCTAAGGCTTACAAGAAATTCCAAGACTGCTTTAGCGTTGTTATAAAAACGATGCTGCATGTAGTCAATCGTCTTGTCACTGATCGCAATAAAAAGGGCTGTGTTGTCGTAAAAAGCACAACTGATATAGCCGTATCTGTTTAAAGCACAACAGATAGAAAAAAGATCTTCTGTGTCAATATCGTTAAAGTAGTTTTCACGAATATAAGAAAGATCTGGAAAGCTACGAGCGTCGCGATCAGACATAGAAGTCTTGCGATCAAGATAAGATTTGTAAAGTGTGACGATAACTTTTTGTTGAATCTTAGAAAGATCGTTCATGTGTGTACCTCCTTACTTACTCGATTCTGGCGGGAATCTGTAAGGAGAGTATAACACGAAAAAAGAAAGATAACATAGAAAAGGAGTGAGAAGTATGTCAGAAAAAAAGGAAAAGGATCAGACGATGAACGATACAAACAGCGTGGCGAGCAAGTGTACGGTTGATGAGTTTGCGGACGCAATAATTGAGTATTTGAGAAAAGAACATATAACAATCGGAAGATCTAAGCGAATAATGGAAGCAGTTATATGCAAGATAAGAAAGATAGAAGAAGATATATCATTATAAAAAAGGAGTGAACAATATGTCAGAAAAAGAAAAACAGATCATTGAGACATTTTCAAATGTAATGCCAAAGCTTTCTGAAAAAGATAAGAGCTATTTATTAGGCTTGGGAGAAGGCATGGCGATCAAGGCAGCAGACGAGGAAAAGAAAGAAAAGGAGACAGTATAGAGGAAGATGCTGATTGTAAATAAGGCTCACAACGATGTCTACAACTTGGACCATATCACCAATATGTATATAGCATCCAGTGGATGCTCTATAAAAGCGGTGACAGGAGCCACAACAAGAGGTGGAACACTTGGAGAATATGACAGCTATGAGAAAACCAATATCGCATTTGAAATGTTAATATCTGCGGTTCAGAAAGGTGGCGAAGTGTTTTATATGCCAAGTGATGAAGAACTTAAACAAACCACCAGAAAAGAAACATATCACCATGCAACTGGAAAGAAAACGAAGGGATATGGTGGTTCGTGAAACAAAAAAGCATAAAGAACATAAGAAAAGAATTCAGGAAAAATGGAGTATTTTACACTCCACCGGAATTAGCAATGAAGCTGAAGGAGTATGTCGGGATAAAACCACGAAATGTATATGATCCGACGTGTGGCGCAGGTAATCTTTTGAGGGTATTTGAAGATGATGTTGAGAAATACGGACAGGAGATTGATGTAGAACAGTTGGAAGCTATAGATATACCGCTGTTCCATGGAGCCTGTGGTGACACTTTGATGAATGATGGATTTCCATATAAGAAATTTGATTGTATTGTTGCCAATCCGCCATTTTCTGTGAGCTGGAATCCGGAAGAATTGATCAACGATCCGAGATTTAAAGATGCACCGGCTATGGCACCGAGATCAAAAGCAGACTGGGCGTTCATGCTTCATATTCTGTATCACTTAACAGATGATGGGATAGCAGTTGTATTGGAATTTCCCGGAATCCTGTACAGAGGTCAGAGTGAAGGAAAGATCCGGCAGTGGTTTATAGAAAACAACTACATAGACAGAGTTGTTAATATTCCGGGAAATACATTTGAAGATACTTCGATTGCTACATGCATCATAGTCCTTAAAAAGAATCGGGATAAAACAAGTATTACGTTTGAAAACGATGGACTGATAAGGGAAGTCGAAATTGATGAAATAGCAGCAGAATCTTACAACTTATCACCAAATATTTACGTTTACGAGGAAGCTGAGAAAGAGATTATTGATCCTGTGTGGTTACAGGAGCATGCAAGAAAAGAATTTGTTATTTCGATAAGAAAACAACTGGACTTTGAAAAAGCAGTATGCGGGCTTGAAGGAACAAGCATACAACCGTTACTTGAAGAGATTAAAAAAATAATAACTGAGTATGAAGAAAAAATACAGGAGGGTTAGCATGAAAAGATTACAGAGTGCAAGACAGACGACAGTTACAGAAGTAAGGATGCTGGCAGCAGATCCGTACATCACTAAGAGATACATAGCAGATCGATATCATGTGTCTGTCCGGACGGTGTGCAACTGGATAGCAGAGCTTGACCAGTACGTCCAGTCCGGACGCTACAGCGACTATACGATCCTTGACGGATGCGGAGTAGTTTATATCAACTATCTCGCATTTATCGACTATCTGAAGTATAGGGACAAGCTGAGAGCAAAGAAGACGGTGCCACCGTTTGATCCTTCCAGGATCGCAAAATATATCGGGTGGGGAACTATGACACCGGAGATACAGTAAGAGAGGTGGAACATGAACATGGATACAAAGATCATAAAAGCTATATGCATTTTAATAATGGCATTTGGAGCAATCGGACCGTGGATCGGCATAGCTCTGCACGGAATCTTAAAGATCTCGTATGGAATGATGCTCGCGGTGATCATGATATCTGTCATAGTAACCTTTTTGACAGGTGAGATATACGATCAAATGACCATGATCGAAAGTAAAAGAAAGTAGGATAAGCCGTGTTACAAAAAGAGCAAATAAAAAAGCGGCAGTTGGAGCTGCCGCCAAGTACATTCTTACCTTGGGGGGAAAAGAATATACAAATAATTTGACCTCATCAGTGTATCAGATATGCCATGAAATGTCAAGAAAATAGAGCTGTTCCGGCTCTTTTGTAACACTCTAAATTATATTAAATATAAGGACACTAAAGGAGTGAAAATGTGGCTTACATACAATACATATGGACGTTCCGGGGAAGTATCGAATATGAGTATATATATTCGGGGAATAACGGAGCAAAGGGAGAACGAAGACGGAAAAGGCACAAACCTACGCCGGAGCAGATGAAGCGACAGAATCAGATCAACAAAGAGAATCGAATGCGCCGGCTGATAAAAGCGAATTTTACCGAGGAAGATTACTGGTGTACGTTGAAGTACCCGGCAGGAAGTAAGCCGGGAATAAAGCGAGTAGTGCTTGATATACAGAATTTTAACAAAAAGATGCAGAGAGCATATAGAAAGTACGGACAAGAGTACAAATATATCTACAGAATCGAAGTGGGAAAGCGCGGCGGCGTACATATACACATTATCATAAACCGGATCAGAGCAGGAACAGAAACGGACAAGCTGATCCGGGAAAAATGGGTAACACATAAAGTCAATTATCAGCAGCTTGATAAAGACGAGAATTACGACGCACTCGCGAAGTACATAGTAAAAGAATACGAAGACGACACACAGCTATCATTGTTTGACATGAAAGAACAAAAAAAATTGATCCGGTGCAGCAGCAGCAGAAATTTGATAAGACCGAAACCGGAAAAGAAAGTATTCAAACGTCGAACAATGCGGAAGATCCTGCGCGAAGGGATGCAACCACGACCGGGTTACAAAATAGATACAGACAGTATCCGGCAAGGTGTAAATCCGTACAGCGGCAAAAGCTATCTGAAATATACAGAAATAAAAATAAGGGGGAAGTTGAATGCGGCATGTGAACATATACACAGAGATTGAGCAAAAAGGAATGAAAGCACAGGATTTATGGATGTGTTGGCTAATCGAAGTAATGACGCCGGCAGGAAAAAGAACGTGTCAAGGGATAAGTAAGATCAAAGATGCAACGCATTCAGGCGCGCAGCTTGCAGCACTTAACGAAGCCTTATCACATATGACAGAACATTGCGACATTGACATATACATGACAGACGTATTTGTCGAAACAGCATATAAACAAAATTGGTTAGAAAAATGGGAACATGGCAACTGGATATCAGCGAGAGGAAAGGAGATCAAGCACATAGCAGAATGGGAACAGCTTAAAAGGCTGCTGTCGGGGCATAGTGTGAAGATGCATTTTACATGCGCGCACGAATATTCTAGCTGGATGCAAACACAAATAAAACTAAAAATCAAGGAGGAAAACAATGTATAAAGAATTTGGATCAGTAGCAGAATTAAACGGACTTGCTGAAAGCTTAAGAAAGGCAGGGAAAGAAAAAGAGATCATGGATCTGGCGATACAGCAGGGCATCGACGAGGACGAAGCGCAGGACTACATCGACGGAGTAGTTGAGCCGTTTGTAACTAAAAACATGGCGTGCTTCGGAAAGCTTCGGATAAAGGAACAGGAATTGAAACTTGATGGAATATTCAAAGACTGGACGGACGAGATCAGAGTAATAGTGTTACAAAATCAGGAACTTGTGGAAAGGATATATACAAAGAGTTTAGAGGGATGTCTGGCTGAAATACTGACGGAATCATTCAAGACAAAATCAAAAGTACCGGAAAAAATTGCGGAGCTTGCAACGGTAACAGTAAACGGAACAGAATGGAAGATGAAAAAACCGGCTTACATAAATATACCGAGCACAAAACAGGTAAGAATGATAATTCAGCGATACTACAGACGAAAAGACGGCTAGATACTGTCGTCAACAATATCTAGCGCGATTTTCAACAACGCAAAAATAACGATTTTGGAGGTAAAAAATGGCAAGTAAGCAGGCGCGAGCAAAGGAGTTTTCCGCGCAGACAAGAAAAAAGATAAAGGAACGCGACCAGATCTGTATATTTTGCAAAATGGGCTATCGCATGGAAAAGGTAACGCCCTTTTCACAACAAATGACGTCGATTATGCACTACATACCGCGATCAGCCGGCGGGCTTGGAATTGAGCAAAACGGCGCGTTGGGATGTCTGACACATCACGACATGATGGACAATGGCTTTGAGGGCAGACGCAAGGAAATGCTGGCACTCTATAAAGAGTACATGCAAAGGTTATATCCAGACTGGAACGAAGAAAATCTAAAATATAAAAAATGGAAGTGAATAAGATGAAAGAATTAAAGGTGTGCTGGATAAGTGCGGGAGTATCATCGTTTATGGCTGGTGTGCTTGCTAGCGACGTAGACGAATGGATATACATAGATATAGACGATCAGCACAAAGATAGTATTAGATTTATTAAAGATTGCGAAAAAGCGATAGGGAAAAAGATAAAGATACTAAAATCGTCGGAATACTCGTCGGTTGAAGAATGTATAAAAACGGCGGGGATGTTTAAAAATCCAAATAATAATTTTGCACCATGCACAAACTGGTTGAAGAAACGAGTGCGCAAAAATTGGGAAAAAGAACACGAAAACTATAATTTAACATACATATGGGGATACGATCTAACAGAACGAAGAAGAATGGAACGGATGATAGAAGCAAATCCACAGGCAAGGCACATATTCCCACTTATAGAAAAAGGCTTAAATAAACAGGAAGTGCATGGGCTGTTTAGAAGAATGTACGATTTTGATATACCGGAAATGTACAGACTTGGATACCCGAATAATAACTGCATTGGATGCGTAAAAGGCGGCATGGGATATTGGAACAAGATAAGAAAAGACTTCCCGGAGGTATTTAGACAGCGCGCGGAGCTTGAAAGAAAAATAGGATATTCAATGCTGAAAGATAAAAAGGGAAATAGAATTTTTCTTGATGAGCTGGACCCAAACCGAGGAGATATGAATACGGAAATATTACCGGATTGTGGCTTTATGTGCTATTTTGCAGAATTAGAACAAGAGGAAAAAGGAGAGAAAAAATGAATGAAGTACATTTATTAGGACGCTTGACAAGAGATCCAGAGATCAGATATCCGCAGGACAATGAGCAGATGGCGATTGCAAGATATACACTCGCTGTAGACCGAAGATTCAAAAGAGACGGAGAACAGACAGCGGATTTCATAAGCTGTGTCGCATTTGGTAAGGCAGCAGAGTTCACAGAAAAATATCTGAAGAAGGGAACAAAGATTGCAGTCACAGGAAGAATACAGACAGGCTCATACACGAACAGAGAAGGACAGAAGGTATACACGACGGATGTTATCATCGAGGAACAGGAATTTGCGGAGAGCAAGGCGGCAGCAGACAGCAGCAGCCAACCGGCAGAGAGCGACGCACGCGGATTTATGAGTATACCGGACGGTATAGAAGATGATCTACCGTTCAAATAAAAAAGGAGAAATGCGACAAATGGCAATGACAGATTTTGAAATAACCGCGCAGTATAACAGAATATGCAAAAGGGGCAGAGTTATACGAATGCGCAAGAAAGAGATCACCGGCGGCAGAAATTTCATAATTTTGTGGCAACAGTGGACGGTATTGGAAGTATATGAGCATCATGTACTGATGCGAAGCGAAAAAGGATATAAAGAGAGCTTTACGAAAGAAGAAATAAAAAAGCTGATCCGAGAAGGAGGAATAAAATAAAATGACAATAGAAGAAAAGGCACAAAGGATCAAGGAACATTGTTTAAGCATGGAATCGGGATGCGACGGATGCAAACTGGACGGCATAGCACAAAAAACGTGCTACGGCCGATGGAGCCTATATCCGGAGGAAATTAAAAGAAATTATAAGATTTTGTTCGGAAAGAAAAAAGGATAACGTAAACCATCCAGCTCACTATCAGGGAAAGAACGAAGGAGGAATAAAATAAAATGACTATAGAAGAAAAGGCGAAAAGAATAGGAGCGTATTGCGAAAGTAGGGGCAACTGTTTAAAATGCCCACTGGAACACAGCGATGAAAGTACATGTTATGGAAGCTGGGAGGAATACCCGGAAGCGGTTGCGAGAAATTATACAGTGCTTTTCGGCAACAAATGCGAGGACAATGTAAACCACCCGGCGCACTATCAAGGGAAAAATGAGTGCATAGATGTAATGCTTGCAATGTTCGGCGTGGAAGCTGTAAAGCATTTCTGCATGTGCAACGCTTACAAGTATCGTTTCCGCGCAGGGATGAAGAACGGAGCGGAAGATATAGAAAAAGCAGAGTGGTACGAAAGCAAATTAATAGAGCTGGGAGGCGTAGACGATGGGAAGATTAATTGATGTAGACGACCTGATTAACTACTTAGGGTTTAAAGATACACAGGAGGAAAGAGAGAACAATTACGCGCAGGACATAACGCTTGAAGAAATAGGCAGAATAGAAACAGTAAATGTAGCGGAAAGGGAAGAAGTTAAAAAGCTGATCCGGGAAGCAAAGAAAAAGGTTATCGACGACTTTTGCAAAGAGTTGCAGAAAACATCGGTGTACGCTAGGCCGGTCGGATGGGCGGTACAGAAAGAAATTATAGAATTTGCAAATGTTAAGATCATTGAAGCATATTATCAGAAATATATAGACAAGTACGATTGAAAGCTGGGAGGTACGACAGAATGACGATTGACGAAGCGATACAAAAAGAGATAGCAAGGGCAGAAGAATGGAGAAACAAGGTAATACAGTTTGGTAAAACTGAAAATAAAATAATATACATGGAGTTGGCAGAAGAATGTGAACAAAGAGCGGAATGGCTTAAAGAATTGAAATGCTACAAAGATAAACGCTGCACAACAATAAATTTGGATACAAATAGCGACGAAGTAAAAAGACTGTTAGCAGACACACGGATAAAGGCTGTAGATGATTTTTACAGCGCAATGCAGGAAGCCTATAGCATGAAAGGATTGCGAATGAAAAGAAGGAAGACATTAAAAAAGGCAGCAGGCGTAAAAGAATGGTTAAAAGAAAAGTATTTGAAAGGAGAAAGAACATGCTAAAACCGAAAGTGCCGGCTAAAGAGTTCGAAAAGTACGGATTTAAGAAGTGTAAAGGAGAATACGGCAAAAACAACTGTTATTATCTTTGCATCGCAAGAGGTAAAAAGATGATTTTTGTAAGTGACGTATTCTTTGATGTAATAAAATGGGATGCGACAGATCCGCGAATACATAAAGATGCAAATTGTAGATACAGAGATGAAAGAACATATATTGACATCATATATGATCTGATCAAAGCGGATTTATTAGAAAAACAATAACGGAGGGATAAAATGCGGTTAATAAGTCAAAAGAATATAGGATACATAGACATCGAATATGAAAAAAGCACTATATTACTAAAAAAAGAAGGATGCTGGATGATCCTTGCACACACGGAAGACGATAGACACATAGTGATGGCGGCATACGATTCGGAAGACAAGGCTAGAAAAGTATTGGATGATATGAGAAAGATGTACGGAATGTATATAAAATGCGAAGGTGGGGCTGGCGTAATGATAGGTAGCGGATATCAACAGGCGTTCTGCTTTGAACCGCCGAAGGCATTTGAATTTCCCCAAAATGACAAAGTGGAGGTATAAAAAATAACTTATGTTTTTAAATACAAAAATAGTAAACAAGCTCATAAAAGAAGCATTTAAAACCGGGCTGGTGATAGCCGCAACAGAGGAATCTATACACCTTGAAGGAACGTACTGGATGATAGACATAAAAAGAGACTTCCTTCCGAAGGAGATCATGGCGAAAATCATAGAATTGACCGGTTGGATTCCAGAAGCAGGCGAGCGCGTGATTGCAAATAAAGACGGCTGGCAGTATGAAGTCGGGGCTTTAGAAATCGAAAAAGAATTTGACGGAAAGCGGCTGGAAGTAACAAATATATCAATAAAATCAGTGTGGGATATATACCAGCGCGTCTTACAGGACGAAAACGGTAAGACGTATTTAATAAATGATGTATTTATAGACATGACAAAGGTAACAGAATTGGAAGACGGAGAAGTATTTCCGGGAAAGCCGTTCTATAACGAATCCGGCGCGGAATGGAAGAATAACGCAGGCGCGTTATATGTAAGATTCCGGCAGGATATGCAGCATGAAAGAATACTTGAAGAAATGACAAAAATAGATCTGACAGAGGATATAGATTGATGGAAAGAAAAACATGGGATGAATTTAGAAAAAACGGACTACTTTGGTTTATCAACACGATACTACATGCATTCGGCTGGGCGATCGTGTTAGAAATCGACAATGGAAAGGTAACAGATAGCTACCCAGCCCGGACAAGCTGGCGCGGATTTAGTGAAAAAGATACAGAAGCGGGATATATAAAGCTTTCAGAATACATGGCGCAAAATGCAGATAAGCTATTGAAGGAAGCAAAAGGAGAATAAAGATGAACGAGCCGAATAAATGTAAGTTTTACGACGAAAAAAGAAACGAATGTACAGCGTTAAAGCTTATATTCTGCAAAAGCGAAAAATGTAAATTCTTCAAGGAATGCGAAGACGAAGAAGACAAAGAAAAAGAATAAGTCGATCATAGACAGAAAGAGGTGGAATGTGGACGAACCGCAGAAAAAAGAGATTAAAGACATAGTAAAAGTTGTTGTTAAAGAGTTAAAAAAATCAAATCTGCTGAAAGATGAAAAAGATGCAGTATACAGTGAGATATCAAAGAGACTGTATACATATTATCGAACCGGGAAAGATGCAGAGATGGAACATGCGCTACAGGAATTTAAAGACGACGCATACAAGGACGTTATACGGATGTATTACAGAGACGGACGCACGATTGAAGATATAGCTGCCGAAATGGATGTTGACACGTCAACGATCACGCGGAATAAAAAAAGAATCTGTTTAGGGCTGTATCTGATATTAGAGTAAAGACAAGGGCTACTGTATAAGCGCAGTAGTCTTTTTTTGTGGCAGCAGTCGCAAGGCACACATATGCACACATGCGTGCTATGGTATATATATAAAAAAGGAAATAAAATCTAATTAAAAAGATCGGAGGGTTTGATATGAAAAAGAATATTGTTAGAAAATTAACAAGCAGAAAATTGTGGATGTCGTTCGCGTCGTTTGTGATGAATCTGCTTGTTTTTTTTGGATATACAGAAAATACAGCGGCACAGGTTGCAGCATTAATAATGGCAGGAGCGACAGTAATCGGTTATGTGATCGGTGAAGGGCTGGCTGACAGTTCGACAAGAGGCGACGTGATCGAAGATAAAGAGCCGGAGGCGTAGAAATGATAGATATAATCGTTGCATTGATAACGTCAGGGCTGACGCTGGTAGGTGTGATTTTGAGTAACAACAACAGCAATAAAAAAATCGAGGGTAAGATCAAGACGACACAGGCAGTCACAGATTGCAAGGTGGACGAGCTTACAAGAGAGGTAAGGGAGCATAACAACTTTGCAAGGCGAATGCCGGTAGTCGAAGAACAAATAAAGGTTATCAATCACAGATTGGAGGATCTGGAATATGAAGACAAACACGGCGGGAATTAATTTGATAAAGAAATATGAGGGCTGCGTGCTTACAGCGTACAGATGCCCGGCTGGTGTGCTTACGATCGGATACGGACACACCGGAACAGACGTAAAGGAAGATATGATTATCACAAAGGCACAGGCAGAAAAGCTGTTAAAAGCTGATCTTATAGCGTTTGAGAAAAAGGTTAGCGCATATGATTCTATCTATCATTTCAACGCAAATCAGTTTTCGGCTCTGGTGTCATTTGCGTACAATATCGGATCTATAGATCAGTTGACAGCAAAAGGCACAAGATCATTAGCAGAAATCAGCAAGAAGATGCTGCTGTATAACAAGGCAGCAGGCAAACAGTTGCCGGGCTTGGTGAAGCGGAGAAAAGCAGAGCAGGAGCTGTTCAACAAAAAAGTAACAAAGACAAACACAGCAAAGACAGAGACAGCAAAGACAGATGAAGCAGCAAAGGCAGCAGGCTATAAGATTAAGGTCACAACGCCGAAAGGCTTATACATTAGAAAAGGAGCATCGACCAGCACGGCAAAGGCAGGCGCGCTGGTGTATGGCGCAGAGGAAACAGTGACAAAAGAAAAAGACGGATGGGGCTACATTGATGGCAAAGGCTGGGTATGTCTTAAATACACAAAGAAGGTGTAAAGATTTAGGACGGTGATTGAATGACAGAACCGAAGCTGAAACCGCAACTGAAATTATTGGTTTTAAATTATTTGGGAACATGCGAAGGTAATGTGAAAAAGTCAGCAATATCCGCGGGGTATTCAAAATCATACGCAGAGAAACAAGCCTACAAATTATTGGCACGCGAAGACGTGAAAGAGTACATGCGGTATGTGCAGGAACTGAACGAGATAGATAAAAGCATTATGAGTGTAAAAGAGGTGCAAAAATTCTGGTCAGACATGATCCGAAATCCAGCGGCGTTAAATAGAGATAAGCTCCGAGCGTCGGAGCTTTTGGCGAAAGCACAAGGACAATTCGAAGAATGGTAAAGGTATGTACAGTTTATTCACATTTTATAGATCAAAAAAATGGCAGACACTTGTAAGACAGATAAGAGACGAAAGAGCAGACAGTCAGGGAAAGACGATATGCGAATACTGCGGCAAGCCGATCACAAAGGAATATGATTGTATCGGGCATCACATACAGGCGTTGACCGAGGAAAATGTTAATGACTACAAGATATCTTTAAATCCGGAAAATATAATGTTAGTGCATCACAAATGCCACAACATTATACATGACAAATTATCAACTAGAGAACGAAAGGTTTACCTTGTGTACGGGTCACCGTTAGCGGGAAAGACAAGCTATGTCCTTGACGCGAAAAGCGACGGCGATCTTATCGTTGAAATAGATAATATATGGCAATGCGTGAGCGGGTGCGAACGATATATAAAGCCGAATAGGCTTAAAAGCGTAGTGTTCGCGGTTAGAGATACACTACTAGATTGTATAAAATATAGGCGCGGGAAATGGAATAACGCTTATATCGTAGGCGGTTACCCGCTTGCAGCAGACAGAGAACGACTGTGCAAGGAGCTTGGCGCGGAAGAAATATTCGTTGAATGCAGCAAAGAAGAATGTATAAGGCGATTAGAAGCATGTGACGACAGAGATAAAAAAGAATGGAATCGGTTCATCGAAGAATGGTTTGATCGTTTCACCCGCCCCACTTCGAACGATTAAACACCTCAAAGGGTACTGTTGAGGGGATCTTATTTTTCACAGAACCGGAAAAATTGAGATTTTTCAAATTGAAATTTGAAAGAAAGAATAAAAAGGAACAGGTGCAGGAATGAAAAACATAATTGAAATTGATGTAAACAATTCATATTATTTCACGGTTGAAAATGTGGACGACGGAACAAATTCAATTATGGTTCATTTTGCAAATCATTCCGATACCGGACGCTGCGAAATTTACCGCGGCGATCTTTATCATACAGAGGTACATGTTGACGACGAAGGAACGATAACCGTACCGGCACAGGCGTATATGGATACAGGGCTTGTGCATTTGAGATATGAGAACGGTACGACTACATGCTTTTTGCATTTAATAAGTGCAGGAAATAGATTTAATAATCTGATTGTGAAAAAAGTATCAGGATGCGTGGCGACGATCGGCGGAGACATGGACGAGAATGTGACAGATTACGCGCTTGCACTGGCGAAAATCATAAGCAATCACACAAAGAACACTTCGGAAGATTGCTACAAGGATTTGAACGCATATAGAAAAAGCTTGATTCTATCGCTGAAATTAATGGGAACAAGCTTGCAGTTAAATTCGACAGTGAGCGATATAGCTGTAGCAGCTAAAGATCTGGATATAGACATGGGAAAGCTGGCGAAGATCATAAGCGAAGACACAGATGGAAACCCTAACGCGTGCTATAAAGATTTAGACGAATATAGAAAAGATATGGTCAAATCACTAGAGCATCTAGGAGCAGATATAGAAGCGGATGCAGATATGAGCGAGATTTCAGAACAGACAAAGGCTGTGGATGATGAAATCACAGCAGGAAAGGAAGATCTTGCGGAAGCAATTACATCGAAAGAGGTAGAAACGACAAGCGACAAATCATTGAGCGAAATGGCGGCGAATGTTAGAAAGATAAAGACAGGCGGCAGTGTAGGTGGTTCAGGTTCGACGATTACACATGTAGGCGAAGCGATAAAGACGATCACATCAAACCAGATTGGAACAATTACACATGCGGGCGAAAAGATAAAGACAATAGTAACGAACCGAAAGCTTGAAGAAAAATTTGTTGCTGTGCATGCTGGTGGGAACAGCTGGGTTGACACAGGGATAAAAGCAAAAGACACAATTAAAATACAACTTAAATTCAAAATGGACAAAATGACCGGAATTAATTTTGCTGGAATGTATGTCGATCCAGCAACTGCGTTAAGGTTTTTTGGGTACGGAAATGGTTTCTATCTTGACTATGGTGGAGAAAGTGGTCGATGTATACTTAGATCTGATGATGCAACAAAGACATATGAATATGAGCTCGGCAACTGTTATATCAAAGATTTAAAGACAAGTGAAATGCTTGCTGCAAGCAGCAAACAGACATTCGATTTTTCTTCGAATGAAAATAATATACTATTATTTTCAAAAGGTGAAATAGGAGATATTTATTATTGCAAAATTTATGACAGTGATACCCTTGTTCGTGATTTTGTGCCAGCTTTTGATGCTGACGGAAAAGTTACATTTTATGATAATGTTTTGAAAATGTATTTTGAAAATAGAGGAACAAAGGATTTTACAGCAATAAAGGAATTAAGTTAGGAGGTAAACGAAAAATGATAGTGCCAAATTTTATACAATTATTAAATGTATTTATATCAACAGGATGGGTTTCGGCTGTATTTAAAGATATAACAGGAAAAATACAGAGAATAGATAAAGAGGTAGGAAACAGTCAATGGATAAACACATATTTGAATGCAATATACGAAAATGCACCACTTGGGGATTATTCGATAGATACATTTTATAATGGAAGTTATATATTCCTTGGATCAGGAACGACAGTCCCGACAAAAGACGATTATACACTTGAAGTTCCTTACACATACGCTTCAGATGGGTTGCATGTGGTAAGTATGGTAAAAAGTTACAAAGAAACTTATACAACAAATAGAGTGTATACAATAACTGTGAAAAACAATAGCAATGAAGATATAACAGTATCAGAAATCGGATGGTTTTTAGCTTGGTGTACAGACGGAACAACAGGAGCGACACCGAGCTCATATTTTAAAAATTTGATGGCAAGAGAAGTATTTGAACCGGTAACAATCAAACCGGGAGAAGTAAGAGCATTTACGATGTCTATTGAAATGTAAGGGAGGTAAGAAAATGCCAGCATACGGATTTGACAGCAATAAAAATTTGATTGGTGTTTATAGCACTGATGAAACACCGAACATAAACGAATTTGAGATTAACACAGATGGAAATGGCAACATGAGAGTAAATTTACCGAAGGGAATTGATATCTCAATATACAGAGATAGTGTGACCGTACCGGCGAATGGATCAAAAATGGTGTATATGTTTAGAAAGCTCAACAACTATTACAAAAATGCGGCGAACGTAAAGACATTTGTAAGCGCACACCCAAACACGCCGGATATGCGGCAGATAACAGCGACGACAAATATAATGTATGATAGCGACGATGATCCGGAAATTGCGATCGAGGTATTCAACAATTCAAACGTGGATACAGACGTGGCACTTGACGTGCTGGTTATCGGAGAAACGAAGACATGACAAGAAAAGAAGAACTCTTAAACATAATCGGTGACAATGCTCTGCTAATTCCGGTTGTTGATGAAATTGTATTCATTGAAAATCAGATTAAAGAAATGCAGGAGCGGGCAGATCGTGAAGGAGGGTTTTATAAATATAATAAAAACAATCCGGACTTGAAGAAGCCTGACCGAGACGCAGAACGGAGATATAAAGATCTATCACAGATGCACGATAGCAAGATCCGGTTAATCGCCAGAATCACGGACACCGGAGAGAGTGAAGAAGATTCACCGCTCCGAATATGGATGAAAGAACATATTGAAAAGACATAAACGCAGGCAGGAAGTGAGAAGGGAAGGTCACTTGACGGAAAACGCAGGACTTCGAGGGCAGGCAAGAGCGAAACCGTGAATTATTTATGAAAAAAACAGAGAAATGCAAATTTACATTTATAGAAAAAATTAAATACTATCTATTTAGAATACAGTCACCGTCGCTACTCATCGGGAAATGCTGCTATTGCGAAAGACGCGACACATGCAGATATGCGTTAAGAAAAATATATGTTAATTCGAGAAAAAAAGATATGGACGCCGGACAATAGTTGCCTTTTAAGATACAAAGCACTTTGCGAAAACGGCACATACATCATAGGGAATGATCTGCGACAGCAGCTTGACAACCTGAACGAAGATATCAACAGCGGCGAATATTTATATAACACGGATGCGGCAAATCTTAGAATGGATTTCATGCAGAATTGCGTTAGATTGACAAAATCACCGTTTTACAACAAGCCGATGATTTTAATGGACTGGCAAAAGGCATTGATCGAAGCTACATATAGCTTCAAAATGCCAGAAACCGGATTCGACCGATTTCAAAGAATTTTGTTAGAAATCGCAAGAAAAAACACGAAGTCGGAAACATGTTCGGCGTTGGCTCTTGCGGAGTTGATCGTCGGCTCTCCGGGTGCCGATCTTGTATGTTCGTCAAATGACGACGCACAGGCAGATATCACATACCAAGCTATAAACACCATGCGGCTATTGATTGATCCTGACAGCAAGGACACATGGAAAAATCAAAAAGGCATAAGGAACAAAGCGAATAATACGCATGTGTTTAAGCTGTCAGACAGGACAAGGAATAAAGAGGGAAGAAATATAGATTACGCGATCGTGGACGAGGTTCACGAAATGAAAGACAACGTAATCGTGAAATCAATCGAGCAGTCGCAGAGCTTAAAAGATAACCCGAAGTTGTTCATAATCACAACGGAAGGATTTGTTTATGAAGGTTTTTTGGATGGTGAATTAAAAAAAGCACGAAAGGCGATTTATAAAGAAGACGATACGCTCGCAAGCGTTAGGCGGTTGGATTGGCTATACACGCAAGATTCAGAAATAGAAATATGGACGAATAAAAGAAGCTGGCAGAAAAGCAATCCGACGCTAGGAATAGTAAAAAAATGGGATTATTTGGAGCAGCAGGTAGAGCTTGCGAAAGAATCAAAGGCAGACAGAATCTTTGTACTTAGTAAAGATTTTAATATAAAACAAAACGGAGCAGAGAGCTGGTTAAATGAAGAAGACTACACTTATAGCGCAACATATGATTTAGAAGATTTTCGCGGATCGTTTGCACTCGGAATGGTGGATCTTGCAGAAACAACGGATATGGGCTGCGCGAAGGTGTTAATGATGAAGCCGGGCGAACGGATAAAGTACATTCACACACAGTATTTCATACCTATATCAAAATTAGAACCGGACAAAGACGATCACAACGCTGGCGCAAAATATAAAGAATGGGCTAGTGCCGGACATATCACGATATGCGAAGACAACGAGATTGATCAGGCGATCGTAGCAGATTGGTTTTATAAACTTTACAAAGAAAATGATATAAAAATGTTGTATTGCGGATACGATCAACGCTTTTCCCGCGACTGGATCGCACGAATGACAGAATACGGCTGGACGCGAGAAGGAAAAGAGCTTGAAATGGTGCTACAGAATGCGGAGACGTTAAACAATGCGTTGCGCCTTGCAGAATCAGATCTGAAAGCTGGGCTGGTTAACTACAACGAAAATCCGGTTGACCGGTTTTGTTTTAAAAATGCTTGCGTAAAGATGAATGAAAAAAGGCAGGCACTATGCGTAAAGACAAATAACGAAAACAAAATAGATGGTGCGGTTACATTGATCGGTGTATATGAGATGTACCGGAGACACAAGAATGAATTTGCACAGATTGTAAATAAAATGGTAAAGCAGGAGGATAAAAATGGGATGGTTTGACAAACTTAGAAGAAAAGGGAAAGAGAGTGCCAAGTACGCGGATATGTTAAACGGATACGCACCGATATTCTCGCAGTTCGGAAAAGATATCTACGCAAGTGACGTTGTACAGCAGGCTCTTAACTGCATCGTGTCCGAATGTTTAAAACTGATCCCGAAACATGTTAGAAAAATCGAGACAGATGTAATTCCGGTCAATAGTTCGATTCAGGCGGTACTCAATCAGCCTAACCCGAACATGACCACATCGGAATTTATAGAAAAAATAACATGGAATCTCTTTTTTAATTACAACTCGTGGATCATACCGGTATATCACGTTTGGAAAGACAACACAGGAAAAGAAGTGCGACATTACGACGGACTATACCCGGTGCAGCCGATTCAGGTAGAATTTCAGCAGGACACGGCTGGAACACTGTATGTAAAGATGAATTTTGCAAACGGATTCGAAACGACTATACCGTACAGCGATGTGATACATATTAAGCATCATTTTTCTGTGAACGAATTTATGGGCGGTAACGAATCCGGGCAGCCGGACAACTACAGCTTGTTACAGACTTTACAGTTGAACAAGGATTTGCTAGAGGGTGTCAGCAAAGCGATGAAAGCCGGATATGCCGTAAATGGTGTAGTCAAATATAACACATTAATGGACGACGGCACGGTTGAAAAGAACATCAAAGAAATGGAAGCAAAGCTAAAGACAAACAGCAGCGGCTTCTTGCCGCTTGATTTAAAAGCGGAATATACGCCGATCTCTCCGCAAGTTAAGTTAGTAGATGCAGATACTTTGAAGTTTGTTGATGAAAAAATATTGAGAAATTTTGGAGTGCCGCTGGCGATCCTAACCGGAGACTATACAAAAGAACAGTATGAAGCATTCTATCAGAAGACGATTGAGCCGATTGTAGTACATTACAGCAACGCTTTCACAAGAACACTGTTTACACAAGGTCAAAAAGACAGAAACAACATGATCCAGTTTTATACAAAAAATTTGGCATTTATGACAATGGATCAAACAATAGAAATGGTGCGCCTGCTCGGTGACGCAGGCGACCTGTACGAAAATGAAAAAAGAACGGCGTTTGGATTGACGCCGCTTGCAGAGCTGGCAGGAAAGAGAATGCAGAGCTTAAATTATATAGACGCAGCAGAAGCAAAAGAGTATCAAACAGGAAAGGATGAAGAAGATGCAGAGTAAGACAGTGACAAGATACTACAATTTTGAGATCCGAGCAAAAAATGACGAGGCGCACGGCGACTATATCGAAGGTCGCCCGATAGTGTACGGATCAAAAACAGATATCGGCGGCATGTTTGAAGAAGTGATTGAACCGGGAGCACTTGACGGCGCAGATCTGCGAGACGTCAGATTATTAGTGAATCATGATACTACGATGATCCCGCTTGCAAGATCACGGCGTAATAACAAAAATTCGACAATGCAGTTGACCGTAGACGATAAAGGCTTAAAGATCCGGGCAAATATCGACACAGAAAAAAACAGCGATGCAAAGAACGCATACTCAGCAGTAGAACGCGGAGATATGGACGGAATGTCTTTTTTATTCGCAGTAGAAAAAGACAGATGGGAAGATTTAGACAGCGATTACCCGAAGCGACATATTGAAAAAATCAGTAGTGTCATGGAGGTATCAATAGTAACATTTCCGGCTTACGAAGACACAGAAGTAACAGCAAGAGCAAAAGAAGCGTTGGAGAACGCAAAAAGCGCATTGGAGAATGCGAAAGCTCGGTCAGCGGACGCTGATAACGCAGAATTGGAGTTGGAAAAGTTAAAAGCAAAATATTTATATGGAGGAAATTAAAAATGAAAAAATATTTAAAAGATTTCATCAAAAAGAAGGAAGAAAGAGCGAAAGAGTTAAGAAAGCTTATTCAGGCAGCATCAACCGCTGACGAAGTAAGATCACTCGGCGATACATTAAACGCTGTGCTGGAAGAACTGCAGGACGCAAAAAAAGCATTAGACGAGTTAGATGAAGAAAACGAAGGAGATAACAGCGGAGATAACAGCGGAGATAACAGCGGAGATAACAGCGGAGACGAAGGGAGATCGACGATTCCGGCTGGCGCACAGGTTAGAAACGCAGAGCTTTCTCCACTTGCTACATTCAAAACATTGAGAGCATTGCAGGAAAGAGAGAAAACAGATCCGCACGACACGGCAGAGTATCGGGCAGCGTTCATGAATTACGTTTGCAGAAACGTGCCAATTCCGGCAGAAATGCGAGCAGCAGCAACAACAACGGCAGCAGATGCCGGAGCAGCGATCCCGACCACGCTCATGAACGAGATCATCATGAAGTTAGACACTTACGGAAACATTTACGCAAAAGTGCGCAAGTTAAACGTACAGGGCGGAGTTGCAATCCCTATCGTATCCTTAAAACCAGAAGCGAAATGGGTTGGAGAGAACAGCTCTGATGCACAGAAGATCGAAGCAAACAGCAAGATCACATTCTCGTACTTCGGCGTTGAGTGCAAGATTGCACAGACACTACTTGTGAATGTAGCGACAATCGAAGCATTTCAGGCTTTATTTGTTCCGCTTGCAGCTGAAGCGATTGTAAAAGCGTTGGAAATTGCGATCATGAACGGAAACGGAACATCACAGCCGCTTGGAATCTTGAAGGATTCAAGGGTACCGGCGGCAAATGTTATCACGATCACACCGTCAGAATTTGCTTCATGGGAAGGCTGGCACAAGAAGGTAAAAGCAAAGATGAAAAAGGCATACAGAAATGGCGATTTCATCATGAATCAGGCAACATTTGACGGATATATCGACGGAATGGTTGATAAGAACGGTCAGCCGATTGGCCGAACAAATTACGGAATCAACGGCGAGGAAACATACAGATTCCTTGGCAAAACTGTTGAAACAGTAGAAGATGATCTGATTGCATCATGGGATGACGCGAAGAAGGGCGATGTAGTCGCAGTATTCGCAAACCTTCAGGATTACGCTATCAATTCTAACATGCAGATGACAGCGGTTAAGTGGACAGACAATGATACAAACGAGGTTAAAAACAAATGTATCATGATCGTTGATGGTAAACTTGTGGATGCAAACGGCGTTCTCATCATCAAGAAGGGCGAAGATGCGGCAAGCGCAGCAGTAAGCGGATCATAAAGAAGGAGGTGCTTAGCAAATGACGCAGGAAGAACAGCTCGCAGAGGTAAAAAAATCAATGAATATCAGCGGAACGGCTCTTGATGGAGCACTGGCGGTTATCATCGAAGAAGTGAAGCAGTACATGATTAATGCCGGAGTGCCGGAAAAGGTGGCAAATGCGGAGAGTTCAATCGGCGTCATTTGCAAAGGCACTGACGACTTATACAACTATAAACAGTTAAGTTCTTACTTTGACCGAAGAGTTATACAGCTTGCAATGCGAGGTGATACGGAATGAAACAGTTCACACCGGATCTACCGTATTCAGTGCAGGCGGAATTATTAAAACCGCAAGAAAAGACGGAAAAAGGTAGTGTAAAAAAGTCGTATATCAAGATTGATGATATTTATATTAGCTTTCGAACGTTCGGCGGCACTGAAACGGTGAAAAATGACATTCTTGTCGTCGAGAACACGGCAACGGTGCAGACGTGGTATAGACCGGACATAAAAGCCGGAAGCCGTTTGAAAATCGGCGGTTTAGAATATGATATTTTAGGCACACCGGAAAACATTAACATGATGAATCAATATCTACAATTCAAGGTTCGCGCCGTGAAAGGCGGCGCGTGATGGCGAAAAATAAAGTACAATTATTTATCGACATGGAAGACACATATGCAAGCCTTGAACGCGCCGGAGCGAATGCAAAAAAAGCGACGGAGAGTATGCTAAAAGCATCAAAAAAGGTGATAACTGATAAATTAATCAGTGACACCGTTCCGGGCAACTACCCGGCGCAAGGTAAATATTCGACCGGCAGGCTCGCGCAAAGTATAGATACAGATTACAGCGTCGAGTGGGAAGGAACGACGGCGAAGATCAATATAGGCTATGACTTCGACCGGACAGGGTTGGAAAGCATCGTGTTAATGTACGGCACGCCGAAGATGAAACCGGCACAAAAGCTATATGACGATATATACGGCAGTAAGACAAAAAAAGAGATCAAAAAAATTCAGCAGGAAGCATTGAATAAAATGCTAGAAAGGGCTATGAAGTGATGGAAGACAAGTTGATCGAACTATTAGAGACATTCGGCTACAAGGTGCGACGACAGGGAAGCTTTTTGGAAGATGAAGCATACCCGGACACATTCATAACATTTTGGAATGCAGACGAATCAGAAGCAGCGGCTTATGATAACGCGACAAAGAGAGTTGCGTACATATATAACGTCAATGTATATTCGAATGATCCGGACATAACCTTTTCACTGTTAAGAGATATAAGAAAATTATTGAAAAAAAATGGCTACATCATCACCACGCGGGGGCGGGATGTCATAAGCGACGAACCAAGCCACACCGGGCGCGGTCTGGATGCGGTCATAGTAGTAGATGAAACGGAGGAATAAAAAAGATGGATGCAGAAAAATACACAGAGTACCGCGGTGTTGACAATTTGTATGTCGCAAGGATCATTTGCGACGACAACGAAACAGGAGAAAACCATGGATATGTGTGCGAAAAGCCGGTAAAGCTTGCACCGGTGGCGGAAGTAAGCAAGACGACAGAGACAGCGGCAGACACACATTACTACGACAATCAGCCGATGTTTGTCATTAACACAGAAGGCGCGGATTCACTCACATATACGGTGGCAGTGCCGTCGCTTGAAATGGAAGCAAAACTCACCGGTCGATCATTCGACAAAAACACAGGCATGATGGTAGAAGGAACACGCCGTGATGATTACTTTGCAATCATGTACAGAACGAAGTGTGTAGACGGCAGCTACAGATATGTGGTTAAAAACAAAGGTAGCTTCTCAATTCCGGAAGACAATCACAAGACAGAAGATGCCGGAACAGACACGACAAACCGCGCATATGTCTATACTGCTATTAAGACAACGCATGTATTTGCAAAAGGAAAGCTGGAAGAAGGTGGCTCTTGGACACCGGCGGCAGTAAAGGGATTTGTGCTTGATGAAAGATATGATAAGGTAGATTTCAGTAAGTGGTTTGACGAGATTCAGACACCGGATACAGTAAAGGCAAAGACAGAGCCGGAGGGCTAAAGAAAAAAAGAAAAATAAGAGGTCAGGCGGGAATCATACCCGCCTGATTTAAAATAGGAGGTAAAAATGAAAATTACAATTTATGAAGATAACATGAAAGATGTAAAAAAGGTATTGGAAGCAGAAGATGCAAAGATACCTTTCGGACTGGTAAGAAGAACGGTCGGACTTTTTGATGAAGAAAAGATAAATGACACAGGATATGTGCTGGAAACAGTCACAAAAAGCTGGACAGATCTGGTGCAGCTGCTTGGTAGAATCTTCCCGGACGCGACCGAAGAAGATTGGGATACAGTAGACCTTTCAGAACTTGTACAGGTGGTAAAAGATTTTCTTTTGTCGAAACTTAAAAAGCTGATTGGGATTCCGGTCGATGAAAAAAACTAGAGAAGGGGGAGGACATCCCCCTAGATGAAACATTTTTTTTAATCATTAATAATTTATGTAAAGAGTATACCGGGATTAACCCGATACAGTTACAGAATGAATCATATGATAGCGTGATAGATCTGTATAGCGATATGCGGACAATGCAGATTCGGGCAAAAAAAGAACAGGATAGAGGGAAAAACGGAGTTAAAGAAGTCAGACGTTACGCATCAAATGATGCAGGGTGGTGGTAAAAATTAGCGAAAAGAACGAAACAAACGAAACAACATCAAGCTTAAAGATAGATATAAGCGATTTTAAAAAAGGGATCACGGACGCAAAAAGACAGATCCGCATGGCGAACGCTGAATTTAAAGAAGCAACCGCAGGAATGGACAAGTGGGGAGAATCAGCGGACGGAATCAGCGCAAAATTACAAAACCTTGAAAAAACACTTGACGCCGAGAAAAAGATACTCGGAAATCTGGAAGAACAGTATAAGGCAGTAGTCGAAGAACAGGGCGAAAATTCAAAAGGCGCGGAAGAATTAGCAATTAAAATTGCGAATGAAAAAGCAGCAATCAAAAAGGTACAGAAAGAGATCAGCGACTACACGGACAAGCTGGAAGATTTAAACGACGGCAACAAAGACGCAGAAGATTCAGGCGAAGATCACGAAAAAGAGCTTGAAAAAGTAGAAAAGCAGTCTGAAAAGACTGGCGAAGCGACAAAAGAGCTTGCAAAAAATCTGGCGTCTCTTGCGGTAAAAGGCATAAAGACGGCAGCGACGGCCGGAGCTGGGCTAGTGACGTCGTTTATTGCATCCGCAGAAGCTACGCGAGAGTTCCGCGTAGCAATGGGAAAAGTTGAGACAGCGTTCACATCGTCAAATTTCACGGCGAAACAGGGGAAGAAGACGTTTAAAGAGCTAAATGCCGTACTCGGAGACACGGACAGAGCGACAGAAGCGGCCGGAAACCTTGCAAAATTATGCAATTCTGAGAAAGAATTAGCGGATTGGACGACGATAGCAACCGGCATATATGGTTCATTCGGCGATGGATTACCGATTGAAGGGCTGGCAGAAACAGCAAACGAAACGGCAAAGGTCGCGCAGGTCACTGGACCGTTAGCGGATGCACTGAATTGGGTATCAACAGATACAGAGGTCTGGAATAAAGCACTTGCAAGCAACGAAACAGCACTTGCAGCTTTTCAGAAAGGCATTGCAGACGGCGAAAACGCGGAGGATTCCTTCACGCTTGCGTTACAGGCGTGCAGTTCGGAACAGGAACGCTCGCAGCTTATTACGGCGACACTTACAAGCCTTTATTCTGACGCGGCAGGAGCGTACGAAAAGACAAACGGCGCAATTATAGACGCGAACAGAGCGCAGGAAGAACTTAACGAAACAATGGCAGAGGTTGGCGCGACGGCTGAACCTGTTGTTACGACATTTAAGAAAATGGGAACAGAATTACTGACGTCGGCACTCCCGGGCATAAAAGATCTTGCGAAAGGCTTTACAGATCTTTTGAAAGGTGCATCAGGAGCAGATAAGCAGATCGGCACAGCAGTTGGAAGCATTGTAAACACAATACTCGGAAAAGCAACGGCAGCATTACCGGGAATCTTAACGATCGGTGTATCTATGATGACGGCGTTAATAAGCGGATTAATACAGGAAGTGCCGAACATGTTAGCGGCGGGCGAAGATCTGATAAAGCAGATCGTTAGCATGATCGCGCAGTCTGCACCACAGTTGTTAGAGACGATACAGAGCCTTGCGACGGCAATTTTTGAAGAATTAACAACCAGCATCCCCAAGATTTTAGATTTCGGTGCGCAGTTAATAACAAAGCTTGGCGAAGGAATCGGAAGCAATCTGCCGGCGGTGATAAACAAAGCATTAGACGTATTAAACGGATTTGCGGATATGTTAGCACAGAACGCGCCGACGATCATAAACGCGGGAATCTCATTTATACAGAATCTTGCGCAGGGAATAGCTGACAGCTTGCCGACGTTAATACAAAGAGTGCCAGAGATCGTGACAAAACTGGCAAATGTAATCAATGATAACGCACCGACGATTTTAAAAGCTGGCGTTAATATCATCATAACACTTGCAAAAGGAATCATTCAGGCGATCCCGACGCTGGTAAAAAACATACCGAAGCTAATTAAGGCAATAGTGGCGGTATGGGAAGCCTTTAACTGGCTGAACCTCGGAAGAAAGGCAATCACATTCTTAAAAGACGGAATTGTGAGCGCAATTTCTGCAGTAAAATCAGCGGGAAAAAGTGTATTAGATGCGATAACGAATATAATTAAAGATCTGCCGGGAAAACTGTTGGATTTTGGTAAAAAAGGAATATCCGGAATCGGCGAAGCATTTAAGGCGGGAATTGATTCGGTTAAGAATATCGCGAAAGACATCTTGACAAAGATCGTTAATACATTTAAGTCAGATTCATTGAAGGATATCGGTAAGCAGTTGATAACAGGCTTATGGAACGGTATATCCGATATGACCGGCTGGATACTTGACAAGATCAAGGGATTCACGGACGACGTGGTAAATAAGATCAAAAAGCACTTCGGCATACACTCGCCGTCTACAGTCATGCGCGATCAGGTCGGTAAGTATATCTCGCTCGGTATCGCTGAAGGTATTAAACAGAACAAAAACGCTGTGACAAAGACGACAAAAGAGTTAAGCGACAGCGTACTCGCAAGCTTAAAACGGAACATGAGCGAAAAAGATTTTAAATCAACCGGATCTAAGCTTGTGTCAAAACTGAATGAGGGCATCACTGAGCAGATTTCTAGCTTTACAACCTCGATCACATCTGTAACAAAGACATACAAGACGCTGATCTCGAATGTTGAGAAAAAGCAGAAAGAAGCTTTGAGCAAATTATCAACAGAGTACAAGTCGAATCTAAAAGAGATAAAAGACAAGTACGACAACCTCATAAAAGAGGTTGAAACGCGGCAGGACAATTTAGCTTCAAAAATGAGCGGCGCGGATGCACTCTATACGATTGATAGTGACGGCAACTTGACACTAGGAGACCTTGAACAGCAGACAAAAGACATTGAAATGTATGGATCAAAGCTGAACGAGCTCAAAAAGAAGGTATCTTCTGAGCTTATGGATCAGATCTTGTCGATGAATGTTGACGATGCAAATAAATACATGGACGCTCTCAACAAAATGTCTGACGCGGAGCTACAAAAGTATGACGACGATTATAACAAAAAGATAAGAGAAAGTAACAAGATCGCTTATAAGTGGTACAAGGATGATATCAAAGAATTAAAAGCGGACTACAAAAAAGAAAAGGCAGCGTTAAAGAAGGAATATGACGAAGATGTAAAAGAGACGAATGCGAAGTATCAGAAAGAGATTAACACTCTGAAAAAACAGTACACGACGAAGGTTAAGAGCTTGTTTAACAACCTGACAAAGAATGTGTCAAAAGCCGGAACGAATGCGCTGAACGGATTTTTGAAAGCGTTCAAGGGCAAATCTGACGTTGAAAAGACACTTTCAGAATTTTGCAACGATGTAGCAAAGACGATAAAAGACAAATTCAAGATACATTCACCGTCGAAAGTGATGGAAGAGATCGGAAAATTCTTAACGCTCGGCATGGGCGAAGGAATCACAAAAAACAAGTCGGTAATTGATAAAGCATGGGAACAGGTGAAAACGTCTGTTACAAAACCGATCTCGTTAGATATTGAAGACGCAAAGGCAAGGGTTAATGCGAATAGAACGACGCCTAACAGAAACGGATCAAACGACGTGAATAACACATCATACACGTTTAATCAATACAATTCTTCGCCGAAGGCTTTAAGTCGTCTTGAAATATACAGACAGACGAAGAACCAGCTTGACTTTGCGAAAGGAGTTTAAATGTTTACTTTAAAATTAACAAATGAATTTCATAAAGAAATTGAACTCACACATAAGAACGATTATAAAGTAACCAGTATCACCGGGCTTAACCCGCCCGGTGCTACAATTTCAACGTCAACTGTAGCAGGGTTCGACGGCGAACGATACAACTCTAGCCGGCTGAATAAAAGAAATGTAGTGATTACGGTTGTAATCAATGAAAATGTTGCTGAGAACTTAAACGAATTTAACAAGCTGCTGCTTCCAAAACGCTATTTAAAGATATCTTATAAGACACCGACGCGAAACGTATACATTGAAGGGTATACAGAATCATTTGTATACGATCATTTTAATAAAAAAGTAAGCTGCCAGATCAGTGTAATCTGCCCGAATCCGTTCTGGCGGGCACAAGAATCTGAATCAGAAACACTGTCGCCGACCGTCGACTTGTTCGAATTTCCGTTTTCAATCCCAAAGGAGGGCATCGCGTTCAGCGAATATATCGGCTCAAAAATGGGATATATAGAAAATTTAGGAAACATCGAAGCGGGGATACAGATTGATATTGAAGCACAGAAAAGGGTATTGAATCCGTTCGTGGTGAATGTGACGACCGGGCAGCGGATGAAACTCAATATAGAGATATACGAGGGCGATCATATCATCATAAACACGGAACGCGGCAACAAAAGTATAACGCTAGAGCGAAACAGTGAATCATACAATGCATTAAACAACCTTGCGGACGGAAGCGAATGGATTCAGCTTCTGCCGGGTAGTAACAGATTTAACTATGACGCAGATTACGGCGCGGACAACATGAAGTTATACATTAAATACCCGACACTGTACGGAGGGGTATAAATGGAATTATATGTTTTAAATGCGAAATATGAAAAAATTGCTACGATAGATTATGCAGAAAGTGTAATTTGGACAAAACGATATTGCAATACCGGCGATTGCGAAGTATACTTACCGGTCGAATCTAACGCGCTTGCGGTGCTCAAAAAAAGAAACATACTGCAACGATCAGACAAACCACAGGATATAATGCAGATTCAGACGGTAAAGATCGAAACAGACACGGAAAAAGGTAATTATATGACCATAACCGGCAAAACGATGGACATATTGTTAAAACAAAGGATCATTTGGCAGCAGACGAATCTATCTGGATCGGTTATAGACGGCACAAAGCGGCTGATAGACGAGAACCTTATAAATCCGACAAATGCGGCGCGAAAAATAGCGGGCGTATCGTTTGAGAGCAGCATCACAAACGCGCCGCAGCTGGAAAAGCAGATCACAGGAGACAATCTACTTGATGCGGTGATTGAATTACTGTCAACATACAAGTACGGATATGAAACAATATATTCAGCTGGCGTAATAATAAAGACATATCAGGGCGTAGACAGATCAGAGGGCATCGTGTTCAGCCCGGACATGGACAACTTGCTTGAATCGGAATACTCGTCGAGTATTGAAGAATACAAGAATGTCGCACTTGTGGCGGGCGAAGGTGAAGGAGTGAGCAGAAGGACGCATGAGGTCGGCACGGCAGCAGGCTATGACCGTTTCGAACAGTACGTTGACGCGCGCGACATATCAAGCGACACAGACGACGGTACACTATCAGACACGGAATACAATAACCTTTTAGTTGCGAAAGGGCAGGAAAAGCTTGCAGAAAAGACAGTGCAGGAAAAATTTGCCGGAACGGTAGAGCCGGACATAAATTATAAATATAAAAAAGACTATAATTTAGGTGATATCGTAAAGATCATAAATGAATATGGACTATCAGCAAAGGCAAGGATCACGGAAGTAATAGAATCGTGGGATGAATCAGGATATACCTGTATCCCGACATTCGACACAGAGGAGGTATAACATTGTTAAAATGCGGATTTTTTAATTCGATCGACGGTGACCGGGTATACGGAGCGGAAGATCTGAACAATTTTTTTGAAGGGATCATAAGTGATGGAATTTTCAGGAATTACAAACGCGAATTAAAAGTAACAGCACCGGGCGGTATGACGGTTAGAGTGCTGACAGGAAAGGCGATATGCTTAGAAAAGTATATAGATCTCACATCTGCGGAAGATTTGACGATTGAAGGAGGGAATGCACAGCCGCGTTATGATGCGGTCGTTATCAACACGAATCTGGAAGATCGAAGCGGATATATTTACATAAAGCAGGGCGCACCATCGGCGACACCGACACCACCGGCGTTATACGACAATGAAACGACAAAAGAAATGGCACTTGCTTATGTGTATGTGCCGGCGAATGCGACGGAGATCATAGCGGAAAACATCACAGACAAAAGAGAAGATAGCAGCGTGTGTGGATGGGTGAAGCTTACGAACGTATCGGCGACGCTGATAACATACCGGTCGAACGTGACGACGCAGGCAGCAGTCACAGAGTTAAACGTGGGAATATCAGAGTACAATGCGGAAACTGATATAATGACGGTATATAAAAACGGATTTTTGCTTGATCCCGGAACGGACTACACAATAACCGGAACAGGATCAGCGGCAAAAATCAAGCTTACAAGTAGCACACCAGCGGGCAACAAATTTACATTTGTTGCACAGCATTTAGGACTTATATAA